TGTTGCTCGCGGTGCGTATAAAATCGAGGCCTTTTGACCCCGATGCCTCCACGCCCCTCAGGGAGCCGCTGAGAGCCATGCGCCTAGTTGGTTGCTTTGATTTGATGGGATTCCTCGCGACACGCCTGAAATTGGCTCAAAATAGATTTGCACTTTTTATCGTTACATGATTCAATAGTCTCATCACTTGGGAACGGTTCCCGGGTGGAGAGGAAAACGATGAACACCAAGTTGACAATCAAGGAACTACCTGAGGCCGTTGCCGCTTTCGCCGCCGCAGATTTTGACCACAATCGTATGCGCTCGCTAATGGACTTGATTCAGGCTCAGACCCCATACATGCAAAAGCGTTTTTGGAAACTTTCAGATGCCGCTTACGTTGCAAAGTTTGGTGCATAGTCATGAGCGAGGCATACAAGGATGCACTACTTACAGCATTTGCAAACGAACTTAGTTTGACCGAATCATTCACCGAATTTCAGAAACTTGATTTGTTGGTTGATTTGGTCAATGCAATTTACGCGGCCAATCAAAAGGTTTCCGCCTGATGCTTTGCGAGATTTGCTCATCCCCTTGCTTTGGCGGAGCGAGGGGGCGCAAACCGCGTTTTTGTTCCGGGCGTTGCAGACTTGCCGCTCATCGCCGCAAAAAATTTCCAACGGAACTCATCGAGTTGCCGCGCTGGATTCGACACCAAGACAAACGCCCAATGACAACTTGGGGAACTTGGGCATCATCAACGAACCCGGCAACATGGTCAGAATTTGAAACCGCAAAAACATCCGAGTTCGGAACCGGCCTCGGCTTTGTTCTCAACGGTGATGGAATCACTTGCATTGACCTTGACCATTGCGTAGAGAATCGCAAACCAAATGCTCAGGCCCAAGCGTTGATTGATTCGCTCCCCAAAACTTTTATCGAAATCTCACCATCCGGAACCGGTCTCCACATTTGGGGCCGAACTGATTTGGTTAAGGGATTCAAATTCAATCTTGATGGGTTGAATGTTGAAATCTACCCGAACGGTAGATTCCTTACGATGACTGGAAACATTTTTCAAACCGGCAATCTTGCCGAACTTGACTTGAACCACCTAATTGCCAAAGGCGCAACGCTCGCGGCATGACTCGAAATGAGGAAAACAAATGGGAATGGCTGGCCGTAAACCTAGCGAAAGACCGGTAGTCCACCGGGTAAAACCAACGGTTGATTGGACCGATGTTGTCAATGAACCGTATTCGGGGCCAGTTCCAGAATTACCATTGAGTCGAACCATCGTGAACAAAGATGGCGAACCGATTGAAATTCCTCTTGAGACTCGAACTCGCAATTGGTGGAACGCTTTGAGCAAAATGCCTCATTGCATTCTTTGGCAAGATTCGGATTGGGCCTTTGCGATTGATACCGCGATGGTTCATGCCGCCGCATCTCATGGCGCAATTACGGCGATGGCTGAGTTGCGAATGAGAGAAAAGGTTTTGGGAACAACCGTTGATTCTCGCAGAGATTTGCGAATCCGATACGTTGAACCCGAACGCGAACCAATCCTTGAAATTGTTACCAACATTGATGACCGCAGGAATCGCCTAGGCGATGCGTGAACTGATTCGTGCCGAAACGCATGACCGCAAACGTTCTCTTGGTTGGTTAGCGATTTGGTGGATTGAAACTTTTTGCGTTCATGGTCCGGGAGACGTTCAAGGAACTGAGGTTCTCTTGGATGATGAGTTTGCCGGATTCATCGTTGACTCTTATGCACTTGATGAGGATGGCCGCCGTCTTTACGATTCGGCTTTCATCTCACGCGCTAAAGGTCGCGCGAAATCGGAACTTGCTGGATTCATCGTTCTCTTTGAGGCGTTTGGACCGGCAAGATTTTCACACATCTCAGACGGAACCGACACTTACACGTTCAAAGGCAAAACCTACCAATATCAAGTTGGTGAACCGGTCGGAACTGAGGTCATCACCCCGGTAATCCGATGCCTCGCAACTGAGGAGGGTCAGGCCGGAAACACTTACGACAACGTTCATTTCAATTTGACTGAGGGTCCACTTGCTGAGGGTTTGCCTCGCGATGCCGCGGGTCTCACCCGAATTTTCATTCCGGGCGGTGGCGAAATCATTCCGTCAACCGCATCGAACTCATCAAAAGATGGTGGAAAAGAAACGTTTGTTGTTTTCGATGAAACCCATCTTTACATTCAAAACGAATTGAAACGAATGTATCAGACGGTTCGCCGCAACTTGGCGAAACGAAAGATTGCAGAGCCTTGGTCGCTGGAAACCTCCACCATGTATATGCCGGGGGAAAAATCCGTTGCAGAGGAATCACACGATTTAGCAAAAGCCATCATCGAGGGAAAAACAAAACGTCAACGCCTTTTGTTTGACCACCGAGAGGCTGATGCAGACATTGACTTGACCGATGAGGACCAAGTTCGTTCCGGATTGCGCGAGGCTTATGGGCCTTTCGCTGAGGTGATGGATATTGAACGAATCATCAATGAAATATATGACCCTCGAAATGACCCTCAAGATTCACGCCGCTACTATTTCAACCAACCAACATCATCGCGTGATGCTTGGATTTCCGCCCCTGAATGGAATGCATGCGCCGCAATCAAAGAGGTTGCAAAAAATGATGAGATTACTCTTGGCTTTGACGGTTCTCGCAAGCGTTCTCGAGGTGTTGCCGATGCTACTGCCCTAGTTGGTTGCCGCGTTTCAGATGGACACCTTTTTGAAATCAAGGTTTGGGAACAACCCGATGGCCCTGCCGGGGATGATTGGGAGGTTCCAACTGAGGATGTTGATTTCGAAGTTCGCAAAGCATTCGAAACTTACAAGGTTGTTGGTTTCTTTGCAGACCCGGCCAAATGGGAATCATACATTGCCGGTTGGGAATCTGCATTCGGCAAACAACTCAAGGTGAAATCATCTTTGAACCACCCAATTGAATGGTGGATGACCGGTAATCGCTCATACCTAGTTGTTCGCGCATTGGAGCAATTCCAAAACGCAATCGTTGACAAAGAATTGACCCATGATGGTTCAAGAGCATTGACTCGACACATTTTGAACGCTCGCCGCCGAATCGGTCGAAGTGGTTTGACAATTTCAAAGGCACACCCCGATTCAAAAGACAAGATTGATGCGGCAATTGCGGCAACTCTCGCGTTCCAAGCAAGACTCCAAGCCCTCTCCAAAGGTGAGGCAACAAAATCAACTTTCATTCCGCGCCGCATCCGATAGGAGACCACTATGGCAACTGACTTGACATCAAGCCAGTCGTATTTGATTCGCGAATTGGCGCATTCTCAGGCCGAAAAGAATTTGCTCGAACGTTACTATGAGGGCGATGCTCCACTCCCTGAGGGTGCAGAGGGAGCATCAAAGGCTTACCGCAGATTCCAAAAAAAGTCGCGCCTCAACGTTGCACAATTAGCGGTTGCCGCTTTGCGTGAACGCCTAATCATTGCAGGTTTCCGAACTGGAGCCGATGGCGATGAGAATGGTGATGCAATTGCTCGCCGTCTTTGGAAAGCAAACAACGGAGACGTGGTTGCGGCAGACGTGCATAACGATGCATTTGTTTTCGGTGAGGCTTACGCGATTGTTGGTCCACCGGATGCAACTGGAATCCCGGTCATCACCGTTGAGGACCCTCGCCAAGTTGAAACACGCCATGACCCAATGAACCCTCGCATCATCCTTGAGGGTTTGAAACTTTGGCGCGATGATGAAAACGGCGTTGATTTTGCATACTTTTATTACCCAACTCGCATCGAGGTTTATGTCAAACCAACCGATACATCGCTTTATTCTCGCGATGGTTGGATTTGGCGCGAGGACCTTTCATCGGACAACATCCTTGGTGAAGTTCCAATTGTGAAATGGGAAAACATTGATGAAAAGGGTGAGTTCGAACCTTACCTTGACATCATTGACCGAATCAATCACATGATTTTGCAACGCATCATCATTGCAACAACTCAGGCGTTCAAGCAACGCGCCATCAAGGGCGATTTCCCAACTCATGACCCAGATGGAAATGAAGTTGACTATAACGGATTGTTTACCCCAACGCCGGGCGCGCTTTGGATGATTCCAAACGATTCTGACATTTGGGAATCAGGCCAAACAGATTTGAACGGCATTCTTTCGGCCGTTCGCGCAGACATTCAGGATTTCGCGGCAGTAACCCGAACCCCAATGCACTATTTGACACCTGAGGGTGCAAATGGTTCCGCAGAGGGCGCGGCTTTGGCGCGTGAGGGTCTAGTTTTCAAAGCGGAGGACCGCATCGCACGATTCAATTCATCATGGACCAAACTAATGTCTTTGATGTTCCGTTGGATTGGTGATGAGGAACGCGCAAACCTACTTGACCTTGAACCAATTTGGAAACCTGCCGAACGCTACTCTCTTGCAGAGCGCGCAGATGCCAATTCTAAGTTCCAAGATATTCCATTCAATTCCCGTATGACATTGGTTGGACAATTCTCACCGGCTGAGGTTGCCCAAATGGAGGTGGAACGCGCTGGAGAGACAATCATCCAGAATGTTTTGACCGCTGGAGCAACCGGTGGCAACGCGTAGTGAACTAAGCGATGCATATCAGGCCGTCTCATCTCGGCTAATTGCAACCGCTGGACAAGCCGCATCGAATTTGTTCAAGAATTTGCCTGACTATCGCGATGCTGACCGAGATTTTTTCATCAAAACAATTGATGCTCAATTGGCTGGCACAAAGAAACAGGCCGCGAATCTTGCAGTTGCGTTCTACCGCGAAATTGCAAAGATTGACGGTGAAAAGTTTGTTGCTCCTCGCGTTCCAATGCAAGACCTTTCAACAAAGGCTTTGCGTAATGGTGCAGATGCAGAAAAAGTTTATTCACGCCCATTCGTTGACCTTTACACCGCACTTTCAAAAGGCTCCACCATGTCGGAGGCAATTGAAAAGGGTGCATTTCGCGCAACAGACCTTGCCCGAACTGAGGTTCAACTTGCAAGGCGCAACGCCGGTCTGATTTCACGCAAAGGCAACAACAACATCGTTGGATATTTGCGAACTTTGTCAGGCGCAGAGAATTGCGCTCTTTGCTATGTTGCATCAACGCAAAGATACACTCGCGGAGACTTGCTCCCAATTCACCCGGGTTGCGATTGCGGCGAGATGCCGATATATGGCAACACCGACACCGGTCAAATCATTGACCAAGAGAGACTCGATGCAACGCACCAAGCAATCAATGACCGCTTTGGTCGTTTTGATTTGAGTGCAAGGGAAATTGATTACCGACAAATTCAAATTCGCGAACATGGCGAATTGGGTCCGGTTCTAACCGTCAAGGGTCAACATTTTACTGGCCCTAACGATATCTAGTTTTTGGCAATCCTGCCAAGAGGCTCGAAATGAGCGCAAACAATCCGAAACGGAGAGTAAATCCATGTCAGATGACAACATTGAATCAACAGATGAAACAACTGAGGAACAGACAACTGAAACGGTTGACCTATCATCCGAGGTTGAAAAATGGAAAACATTGAGCCGCAAAAATGAGGCTCAGGCCAAGGCTAATGCGGCGGCCGCCAAGGAACTTGAGGAATTGCGAAAGGCAAACTTGAGCGAACAGGAACGTTTGATTGAGGCAACAAAAACCGAAACAGCGAAATCCGTTCGTCAAGAGTTTGCTGGAAAACTCGTAGAGGCAGAATTGAAGTCTGCCCTCAATGGAAAAGTTCTTGATGGCAATGCGATTCTTTCATTCGACAAAAATTCATTCATTGATGAAAATGGAAATGTAGATTCAACCGCAATTTCAACATGGGTTGAGGCGCATTCAAAATCATCGGAACCAACCTTTCCTGACTTAGGACAAGGCCTCCGAGGTAAAACATCCGGTAAATCGCAGATTCGTTCTCGCGAGGAACTACAAACCATGTCTCGCCAAGAAATTCTTGAGGCCCGTAAAGACGGCCGCTTGGATTCTTTGATGGGAAAAATCTAACCCGAAAGGATATGCCAAATGGCTATCGACAACTTTATTCCCGAGATTTGGGCGGCTGGCGTTCAGGAAGCGTTTTTCGCTAACCAACTAGTAATCCCAACTCTAAACACTCAGTTCGCTGGCGATGCTCGCCGCGGAAACACCGTTCACATCATCAACGCAACTACTCCAACTATCGTTGACTACGCTGGCGCAGGTCGCACAATTGACCCTGAGGCACTTGCAGACACCGAAGTATCACTTTTGATTGACCAGGAAAAGGCATTCTCAGTAAACGTTGATGACGTTGATGCAGTTCAGGCCGCTGGCACTTTCGATGCTTGGGTTTCTGCCGCTGGTAAGGGCCTAGCCGAGGATGCTGAGGAATATGTTATTGCTCAGTTGCTTGCAGGTGCTACCAACGGACAGGAATCAACTCCAGTTGCAGTTGACACCTACGCAGAGGCTAAGGCCGCAATCCAGAAGATTCGTCTAATGCTTGCAAAGGCAAAAGTTCCAACTGGAGACAGATTCGTAGCGGTAAACCCGGCGTTTGCTGACCTACTAGTATCAGGTCTTTCAGATGTTGCTCTTGCCGGTGGTTCAAACGAACTACGCAACGGTCAGGTTGCACGTCTATTCGGTATGGATGTTATCGAAACCCCTGCATTCGCTGAGGCTACCAAGCCAGTTGCAGTTGGTTACCACGCATCTGCTGCCGCATTCGTTTCACAGATTGACAAGGTTGAAACCCTACGCAACCCAAGCAAGTTCGCAGACATCGTTCGCGGTCTAAACGTTTACGGTTCAAAGGTAACAATCCCAACCGCAGTTGTTAAATACGTTTCTGCATAAATAGCAGACTCCCTATAACTGAATAGAGGGGGGCCGGTTCACGCTGGCCCCTCTCACCCCTAAACTTTTTTGAAAGGTGTGAGATGGCTCTCGCGACAATTGCAGATGTTGAGGCTCGCTTAGGTCGAGACCTAACAGTAGAGGAAACCGCTAAGGCTACCGCATGGCTTGAGGATGCCTCCGCCCTTTTTGTTCAACGCTCAATTCAACAGTTTGAAGTAGGCGAATCAACCGTTCGATTGTTTCCGAAAGATGGAATTGTTCGATTGGTGCAACGCCCGGTGATTTCAATTACATCGGTTGATGACATCAACGGCAACCCGGTTGACTTTACTTGGGATGGTTTCGGAACCCTTTACGACATCGGAACCGAACTCCCATTGAAAATCACATATGAACATGGCTCGGCAACAATCCCCGATGTTGTTGTTGCGGTTGTCGCTGGCATGGTTGCTCGCACCCTTTCAATCGCCGGTGATGCGGTTGCCGGTGTCTCTCAACAAACCGTTGGACCATTCTCACAAACTTACGCAACATGGGCCGTTGGTGGCCAAGTGATGCTCTCACCGGCTGAGGCCGCAGTTGCAGATTCTTACCGAACAAAAACTTTCGGTTCAACCTCTCTACTTGGAAATGGTGCATATGGAACACGTTATCCGAACCCGACTCAGTTCTAGCGAATCGGGCGAATACAATCTCCCGGTAATCATCCGCACCGACACAACACTCAACGCCGCAGTTGCTCCACGCACATCAAACAAAACCGTTGGTGCATCTGAAATCACAATCATTGACGGTTTGACCCTTTACCTTGACCCCGGAACCGATGTTCTACCAACAGATGAGTTCACCGTTCGCGGTTTGACTTATTTAGTTGACGGCGAGGCCTTTGATTGGAAATCAGGAATCGGCAATTGGAATCCGGGAGTAGTTGTCAACTTACGCAGGTCTCAAAATGTCTAAGTCAATGATTCCAAACGGTCAAGGTTCATACGTTCAATTGAACTACAAAGGCATGAGCGATTTGTTGAAATCACCTGCCATTCAATCAATGTTGCGAGACCGAATGCAATCAGTTCAAGGCGCAGTTCCCGGCTCGGAACTTGAAGTGAAAGTTGGTCGGAGCCGCGCAAGAGCAAAAGTTATTTTTGGCTCAGACTTTGAGGAGGCTGACACCGGCGCACTTTCAAGAGCGTTGGATTTGTCAGGCGGCCGCAGAGGAACCAATGTCAAACCACCTGAAACACGCAAACATAGTTAGGACATCACATGGCAGATGCGGTTATTTTTAGCGACATCATGGCGCATTTGGTTACTCGCCTAACCACCGCCCTAATTGGCACACCTTATGAGGGCGTTCGCGTTTCAGTCATCGCAGATGAATCGGCTAACCAAATCATTTTGCGCCGCGATGGTGGAAACAAAATTTCAAAAACTTTGATGACAAGTGTTGTCGGAGTGAACATTTTTGCAACAGATTACGGAACCGCTGAGGGAATTTCAATTTTGGTTGAGGCTCTCTTTGATGATTTGGCAGATGGAAACCCCATCACCGCAGTAAATGTTCAATCGTATGTTCAAGATGTTTCTGATTTGAAATCTCAGAGACGTTTCATGCGATTTGCAGTAGACCACCGAGGTTCTAACCTCAACTAAATCTCGGCATTGCCGAACCCGGGCTTTCGCCCTCAATCCCTAGGAGATAAAAATGGCACTAGATAGCGACAACGTAAGAGTTGCAGTTGCTGGCGCGGTATATGTCGGACCAACATCAACCTCGGCTCCAACATCATCTGACTCGGCTTTGGCCGTTGGATTTGTTGACCTTGGATATGTTTCATCCGATGGCATCGCGGAAACAATTGACAAATCAACCAACCAAATTCGCGCTTGGCAGAATGGCGCATTGGTTCGCGAAGTTACAAGTGAGGCAACATTCTCAGTAACTTTGACCCTAATCGAAACCAAGCAGGATGTTCTTGAACTTTACTTTGGTTCAGACATCACCGGCGGCGAACTTGATGGAGACCCATCTCAGTCAGGTGGCCGTAAGTCATTCGTTTATGACGTGATTGACGGTGCAACCGTTGAGCGCACATACATCCCTGCCGGTGAAGTTACCGCAGTTGGTGAACGCGTTCTAGCCTCAGGCGAGGCAATCGGTTACAACGTAACCATCACCGCATACGCTGATGCAGGTTCAACCACTTTCAAGAAGTGGTTCTCAAGCCTAGAGGCTTAGTAAACTCCCGGCCATCTGATGCGGCGGATGGTCGGGTTATATTTGAGGGGGCCGGTTTCGGCTGGCCCTCTCTTTAGCCGCACAATTTAGAAAAGGAAACCGCATGAGTTCTGTAATCAAATTAGAGGCATCCGAATCAAAACCTGATTTGGTTGTTGAATACAAAGGCAAAGAATACATTTTGCCCGGGAACATTGATTCCGAGTATTTAGAGGAAATGTTGGCATCAAAGAATGATGAACCAACAATCATTGAAATCTTTTTGCGCCGCATTTGTCCGGCTGATTTCAAAAAAGTTTTGGCCCCGGCTGACATTCCGCAACTTGCAAAGATTTGGGGAGAGTATGTCAATGCCCCAAAAGAATCGAACTCGAACGAATAATTCGGGAGCATGAGGCCCCTTTGGTTTATGATTTGCGCCATTTGGGAATTGACCCGGCAACGGTGTCGTTCAATGAATTAGTTTTGATTATTCAAATGCTAGTTCAAGACCCAACATCTTGGTTGCAAGCATCCATAAACAAATGGAGGCATCCAGTTTCGTTTGAGTGGATTGTTGCGGCAAATCATCTTGATGCGGTTGTTCAAATGAATACTCGCAAAGGCACCAAACCAAATAAAACCCCAAAGCCTTGGCCGGAAAGAGGGGAGAAACGTTTCGGCAACTCGCGCGCCGATGCGAAAGAAATTTTGAAACGTTCAAGAGATGGAGATTTGACATGGCAGAGCAAGCGTATGCCTACGTAACACTCATCCCGGTTGCTAAGGGTTTTCAATCCGCAGTAGCCTCGGAGTTGTCGGGTGTTGGTGGCGAAACAGGCGCAACCGTTGGTTCAAATTTCCGTTCGGGTTTCATGAATACGGTGAAGGGTTTTGCTGGACCTTTGCTCACCGGTTTGTTAGCAGTCAAAGGCATCGAATTTGCCAAGGGTGCAATTGCTGAGGCATCTGACCTCAATGAGGCCGGAACCGCTATTGATGTTACTTTTGGTAAAGCCTCAGACATTCTGAAAAACTATGCATCAACCGCGGCATCAACCATGGGCCAATCAAAGAATCAATTCTTGGATGCGGCAAAAACTTTTGGTATCTTTGGTAAGGCCGCAGGTCTGACTGAAACCAAAAACGTTGAATTTTCAAATTCTTTGGTTGGTCTTGCATCTGACATGGCATCGTTCAATAACACAACCGTTGATGAGGCCATCAATGCTCTTGGAGCCGGTTTGCGTGGCGAATCTGAGCCTCTACGCCGTTATGGTGTTTTGCTAAGTGATGCGGCTCTCAAGGCTCGCGCAACTGAGATGGGAATTTACAAGGGCAACGGCGCACTCACAGCGCAACAAAAGGTTTTGGCGGCTCAAGCCGAAATCATGGCGCAAACATCTTTGCAACAGGGCGATTTTGCTCGAACTAGCGATGGCCTTGCAAACTCTCAACGCATCCTTTCGGCAAACATGCAAAACATGTCTGCAACCGTTGGTATGGCTTTGCTCCCTGCAATGGCATCGTTGACTCAAGCAATGGTTCCAGTTGTTGAGGAACTCGCCCCGGTTTTGGCTGACACTTTTGCGGCCCTTGCTCCAGTCTTGGCTAACCTTGCCGGTGTTTTGCCGGGATTGCTCACCGCGTTCATTCCTTTATTCCCGGTGTTGACTCAACTCATCACAATTTTCGCAGATTTGGCCGTTGCTTTGTTGCCATCGCTAATCTCAATCATCAACATGTTGATGCCGGTGGTTACCGCGCTAGTTCCTCCAATTCTTGAATTGGTCAAAGCATTGCTCCCAATCATTCCGGCAATTCTCCAAATCGTTTTGGCATTCATGCCACTCATCACCGCAGTTTTGCCAATCGTTACAGGTTTGATTGAAAAACTGATTCCGGTCATTGAGTTCATCGCTGACCTTTTGGCAAACGTTTTGTCGGTGGCAATTGGTATCATGGTTGCCGCATTTGAATTGGTTTCACCGGTCATCAAAGTTGTTGGAGATGTTTTCGAGGAAGTTTTCTCAGGCGTTGAATCATTTTTCAAAGGTGTAATCAACAACATGGCCGGATGGTTTGAGGGTTTCTTGAACTTTTTCATTGATGGCATCAACACCGTAATCGGTGGAATCAATGACTTGGCAGATGCAGACCCAACCGGTTTAGTTCCGAACATTAGCAAAATCCCAAAGGCAAGTTTGCCTCGATTCATGGCAGATGGTGGATTGGTTATGGGTCCAACAAACGCAATCGTTGGTGAGGCTGGCCCTGAGGTTGTCATCCCATTGAACCGTTTTGAAAACATGATGGGCCTTGATTCCGGAAACGGTGGAGGCAAAACGCTAAACTATTACGCGGCTCCAAACATTTCAGTTGACTCAGAGCAACAACTATTCCAAGCAATGAAACGCGCAAAGGTGGTCGCTAATTGGTAAACGTTACTCTTTCCCTGATTGGTTCTAATGGAGACACCATTCTTTTAGATGGTTCCGAGGATTACCATGTTGAAGTTGGTTTGACCGGTTTTGGAATCCCATCAACTGAGGTTCGAATTGACCAATCTGCCGGTGATGGCGGTGTTTGGAAACACACCAAACGCGGCGTTCGTGAAGTTGATTTGCCAGTAACAATCACCGGTGATTCTGAGGCGGATGTTCAAGCAAAATTGCGCCGTCTTTCACGTCTTTTGCAGACTACTCTTGGACCAACAAAATTGGTTGCAACTTTTGAGGATGAGTCAAGTCTTTTCCTAGAAGTTCACTATACCGCTGGAGCCGAAACACAATTTGGCGAGGATGCCACAATTTTCTATTGCCGATGGGTGTTGACTTTACAGGCTCCGCAACCTTATTGGGAAACGTCTGAGGAAATTCACTATGTCATTGGTGAGGAACCAACTGGCCGCGGTTTGTTGCCGCAGTTGACAAAACTAAAGATTTCCTCCGACAACATTCTTGGTGAAATCACAATCAACAACCTTGGAGATGTTCCATCATATCCGCGTTGGGTTTTTCTTGGACCAATCTCAAATGTTTTGGTTTCAAATGGAACCCAGTCATTCACTTTGCCTGATTTGATTCCTGCCGGTGAAACAATCACCGTTGACACCGCAACCGGTGAAGTTTACGACACCGATGGAGTGAATGTTTATTCCCTTTTGGGTCCGGCTCCGAAACTTTTCTCTTTCCCATCTGGCATCACCGAAATCACCGTAACAGGCGATGAAACCGATGATGCTACGCGAGTTGCGTTCTACTACTCACCAATGTATGAGGTCGTTCACTAATGAAAATAACCGATTTAGTTGTTGAGGTTCGCAATGCGGCCTTTGAACGTGTCGGGCAGTTAGTTCCGGCTGACCTAGTTGGTTTGACCGCGGTTCTAGTGAAAAACGGTGTTGGAACTTGGTCTCTAACTTTGCCAGTTGGACACCGCATGGCCTCTTACCTGACAACACCGGGTTCGGGTTTGGTCATTCGCACCGATGAGGGAACTCTAATCTCAGGTCCAACCACCGAAATCATCACTTTGCAGGAATCCGCAGACCCTCAGGGAACATACCGAATTTCGGGCGTTGATGATTCAATCATCCTTGAGGAACGTCTCGCATACCCAACACCAAGCGTTGCAGATGTTTCGGCTCAAACAACCGCCTATGATGTTCGCACCGAATCCGCTGAGGATTTGATGAAAGATTTCGTTTCGGCAAACATTGGCCCAAGCGCAACAACCGAACGCAAAATTGACAATCTAACAATTGAGACATCTTTGCACCGCGGAGACACATACACAATCTCCGCACGTTTTGACACTCTCCAAAGCATCCTCGAATCAATTGGCGATTTGTCTGGCCTTGGTTTTCGAGTTGAACAAAACGGAGACAACATTGAGTTTCAAGTTTACGAACCGGCAGACCTTTCGGCCAATATCCGAATGGACATTGACAATAACCAACTGACCAAAACCCAATACGCAATCGCTCACCCTAAGGCAACGCATGTCATCGTTGGTGGAGCCGGTGTCGCGGAGGACCGTCTCTTTGTCGAACGCACATCAACCGAATCTCTAGCGGCTGAGGCTCTTTGGGGCCGCCGAATTGAAATGTTCTCAGATGACCGCGGCTCAGATGTCATTGATGATTTGGTTCAAAAGGGCGATGAGATTTTGGCCGTCAATGGCAAAACTTTAGTTTCAACTGAAATCATTCCAAACGATGATTTGAGTTTGCGTTTCGGAATTGACTGGAACCTTGGAGACAAAATCACCGCAGTAATTGGTGAGGTTGAAACCGTTGCAGTAATCAACCAAGTTGGTATTCGCGTTGATGCGGATGGTGTCCGAATTGGTGCAACATTGGGCAAACCGGTTGATTCTGATTTCGAATCAAAAATCATTTCGAATCAAGTTTCTAGCGATTCACGCATTTCAAATCTTGAACGTAATTCAACAGGTTTTGGTATATCGGTTAGTTATCCAGTTTCTTGGACTGGAACAGGCTTGACTTATACAGGCACACCGGCAACCGGAACTTATACGCGTTTTGGAAACATGATTCATTTTAGAATTATGGTGAATTGTTCAACAGTAACAAATTTTGGAACTGGTCAATATCATCTGACATTGCCTTATGCGCCTCTTGCTGATTATATTTTTAGAGATGGCGGCTTGCATGAAATTGGTAATCATTACGCAATTTCAGGTGATGCAGAGGATGGAACAATTGATTTGCCAATGTATTATCCGGCTAAAGGAACTGGAAATCAGGTTCAAGATGCCCCATTCAATGCAACAGCACCGAAAACTCTAGCAACAACAGATTACTTTTACATATCTGGAACTTACGAAATCCCAAATTAGGAGACAATAAATGGCCGAACAATCCTTTCCATTTGAAAACATTGATACAACAGAATCGCAGTTTTCTCAATGGGCGCGCAATTTCCAGTCAACCGGCATCAAAGGCACACCGGTAGGAACCGAGTTGAAAGTATCTGCCGCTGGAACCGATATGAACATTTCGGTTGCATCTGGTCAGTCTTTTGTTCGCGGCCACTATTACATCAATACAGCATCAAAGACTTTGGCCGTAACCTCGGCAGGTATCAATACTCGCATTGATATTGTTGTTGTCGAGTTGGACCCGGTTGCAAACACAATCATCACAAAGATTGTTGAGGGAACCGCGGTTTCATCATCGCCCGTTGCACCTACTTTGACTCAGACCGATACCGGCGTTTATCAATTGCCGATTGCAGTCATCACAATTCCAAATTCAACAATTGCCATCACAAGCGGCATGATTGCAGATGTTCGAATATTCATGAGCCATGACATTGGTTTGTGGACAACATCAACACGCCCTGCATCACCGATTGAGAATCAGACTCTTGGTTTCAACACAACAATCAATCAACATGAATTTTGGAATGGAACCGCTTGGGTTGAATTTACTCCAACTGATTCAGTTCGCAAAAATCAATACACAACAACCGGTGATATCTTGGTTGCATCTGCCGCAAACACACCATCACGCTTGGGCATTGGCGCAAATAACACCGTTTTGGGTTCTAATGGAACAACCGCATCATGGGTTGCAATTCCTAAACCTACAAAAACTACTCTTTTGAGTGGCGATGTTGACAAGTATTTTGGTAATACCGCAGGTTATTTCAACATTTCACGTAAGGTTCAAACAGGCGGTAGCGACACCCTAACCGATACAGGTTTGCTTTACATTGATGGCACAGTAATTGAATCAGGAACAACAAACGCAACCGTTCAATTGCCAGTAAATAAATTACTTTCCGCAAATGCTCGCATCGAGTATTTCCCTCTTTGGACTACCTCAGTTGCGGTTAGTGGTTTGCAAATCAATGGTTTGAGTTATGGAACCGGATTGTATGTTGCGGCACACCTTAGAAACGGAACATACGCAGGTGGAATTACAACATCAACAGATGGAACAACTTGGACAAATGCTCAAGTAGCATATTCAATGCCTTCAACCGCATCGGCTTTTGCCTTTGGTAATGGAACATTTGTTGCCACATTTGGAAACAATATTGCCTTTACAGGTGTTTACACATCAACTAATGGTTTGTCATGGACATCAAGAGCAATTAGTATGGGTTCAACCGGTTCATTCTCAGTTGCTTATGGAAATGGTTTGTTTGTCATTTGTGGATACAATAACGGTATTCTTGGCACATCAACAGATGGTATAACTTGGACAACTCGAAGTGTTGCATCATGGACAGGCGCAGGACATTACTCAACCATGCCTGCAACTTATGGAACCCCGGGTTGGATTATGCATTCATACACTTTGAATGATTTCATTTATTCAACCGATGGTCTAACTTGGACAAAGGGAACAACAACAGTCGCACCATGTAACCCGGCTGGTTCGGCATTTGGTAATTCAACATATGTTGCAACTGGTTACTCTGGCACAACAAGATACGTAATCACCGCATCATCAATTTCTGGTCCATGGACAGCGCGAACATCTGGTTTGACACAATCACCAAACAGCATTGTATTTGGTGCAGGTCTTTTTGTTATTGGTGATGATGGTGGAGGTATCCGCACATCACCAGATGGTATTACTTGGACTGCTCGCACATCAAACATTACTGGAACAAACACAAAAGTTCATTTCATAAACGGCAAGTTCTATGCAACAACCGGAAATCAAACAAGTTTGCAAACATCAACCGATGGTATTACTTGGACAACATCACCGGGCAACGGTGCAATCCTAAATAGTCCACCATACGGATATGGTGCATATGGTAACAGCACATTCCTACTTGATTCAACTCAACGCCCTGCATTTTCTACTGATGGAATTACTTGGTCAAGAGCAGGTGATTTTTACTTCTCAGGTGGAACATCGGCAGGACAATATGCATCAATTTACGCAAATAGTCTTTGGGTAATGGTTGGGCAAATTGCTAATGGAAACGGTGGTATTCAGACCTCAACAAATGGAATCACTTGGACTGGCCGAACTATTTCAACAACTAACACACTTAGAGCAGTAACTTATGGAACTGGTCTTGGTTATGTTGCGGCCGGAACATCTGGATACTTGGCAACATCAACCGATGCAGTTACTTGGACATCGCGAACATCTGGATTTGGAACAACACAAATCAATGCTTTGACATTTGGTGCAGGTAAATTCCTAGCCGGTGGAAACGCAGGTGTAATCACAAACTCAACCGATGGTGTTACTTGGAATACTTTGAGTTCACCAACAGGCGGTTCGGCAGTCAACGCTTTGATGTATGCTGGTTCACTATTCTACTTAGGTGCAGAAAACGGCGGATTATATGTTTCAACCGATGCGGTAACTTGGACATCAAGAACAACACATTTGAATGGTGGCTCAATCAAAACATTGGCTTTTGCCAATGGCACATATGCCGCAACAGGTTATGACACTACTTTGAGTTACTATGTTGTTTCACTCTCCACCGATGGAATCACTTGGAGGCCACGTAGCGCAAACCAAAGTTCAAATCCTAATGGTTTGGCTTATGGTAACCAATGGATTGCGGCCGATGGAGTCGGAAATGTTTGGAAAGCACCTGCATCACCTACAAACGCTTTGTTGTTTACAACTGACTTTGGCCCGGCTACCGCACTAGTATAAGCACATGACTAATACACCGCACATAAATCTAATCATTGCAACACCCGGACATTCCATGTTGTCAGGGTATGTTCGTAGCCTCTTGGGGGCTATGGACCTACTCAAGGCAAAAGGAATCACCGTTGGATGGTCAAGTGAGTATTCAAGCCATGTTGCCGATGCTCGCGAAATGACTCTCAACGGAGACAATCGAAATGACCCAAGAGAATCAAGACCGTTCAAAGGCTCAATCACATATGACAAAATCTTATGGATTGATTCAGATATCATTTTCACCCCTGAGGATGTTCTCAAGGCTTACGAATCTGAATTTGATGTTGTTTCGGGCGCATACACTTTGGCAAGTGGAGAAGTAGTTGCCTACAAGGAATTGTTTGGCCGCGGCTACACTATGGATGAAGTGAAAGAGATGACCGAACCGGAACGAATCTTTGGAGCCGGATTTGGTTTTCTTTGCATGAAGTCAGGCATTTTTGAAAAAATGACCCGGCCTTGGTTCCAACAGGTAATTGCAACAACAACATTTGAGGGTGAGGATTTCACTTTCCCAATCATGGGCGAGGACTTGAGTCTTTGCAAACGCATCAACGATTTGGGATTTGAAATTTGGCTTGACCCATCAATCAAACTCATTCATCACAAAACATTCAAACTCACTTGGGAGGGCTTACAACTATGAGCGCATTCAGATTCGAAATAGACAAGAAAAATGCAATTCGCATTTGGGATGATTCAAACCCAAATGAAAACGATGCACCGTTTTTCTTACAACCAACTTGGCCAAATGGAACCGAATGGGCATCCAAGGGCGAGGCAGAGGAATGGGCTTTGACATTCCTCGAATCGCTTGAAAACCCTGAAAGCGAGTTTCTTGCAGGTGATTCACCTGAGGAGCCAAAAAAAGTTCGCCCAATCATTGAGGATTCCGCCGCGGAAACACCGGTTGAGTAATGGATGAGCAAGTTCCAGTTTGGGCGCAGGAACTAATTCGAGAAGTTACCATTTTGAATGAACGCCTACCAAATCATATTGATTGGACAACTCGCAACGTGTTGGACCATGAGAAAAGAATCCGCATCCTTGAACAATTCCGTTTTGCCTACCTTGGCATGATGGCGGTCTCAGGTCTAATTGGCGCACTCATTTTCAAATTGATGGGAGCGTAATGGCTAAAAAGAAACAAACATCAAAACCAATTTTGCCGAGTGTGAAAGATGTTGAGGATTTTGATTCATCGGCTTTGATGCCTGATTTTCATGTTATTCAACCGGGTGAAACTTTGTCCTCGATTGCGGCTCTTTATTGCCCTGCCGGGATGACTTTGGATTTGTTTGTTGTTCATTTGAATTTGTTGAATCGGAGACCGGTTTTGGTCAAAGGTATGAAGTTGAAAATCGCTGGAGGTTTGAAATGACTTGGATTGTTCCCTTTCCGGTTGTCTATGATGAGTTTGGTTCTCTTTCGCCTGAGCGTAAGAAACTAACTGGCAAGCCTCACCGCGGTTGCGATTACAATGGCTTGGACCCGAAAACAAAGAAAAAGGTTTTCAAGTTCCACAAGGGGATTGCTCTCCCGGCCGTCAACGATGGCACAATTTCGGCAAACTACTGGTCTGACATTTTGGGTTGGGTTGTTGAACTCAAGGTGAAAGGCACTTGGAAAGGCAAACCGAAAGATTTGTTTTTCATGTATTGCCACTTGGACAAACAATCGCCTCTCAAGGTTGGAACCAAGGTCAAATCAGGTGATTCAGTTGGTGGCGCAGGAACAACAGGTTCCGCCTCATCCGGTGTCCACCTACATTTCACTTTGTCGCTCACCTCTAAGGGTGGCGCACTTGGTCAGGTTTACGATGCTCACGCGTATTTGCTACGCCGCGTAGCCGAACAAAACAAAATTGAAACCCCTGCAACCGCATCCGCAGAAACAAAAACTCGATGCGAGGCATGCCCTTGCAAGAATGGATGCACAAATGAAATCTCTAATTCCTAAAATCAAAAACATTCTCATCCGCTCAATCGGTGTCATCATGTTCGCGTTCATTCCTGGCATGGCCGTTGGTGGTCCGAGTGTTGGTTGGTTTTGGGGTGGCGTGATTGGTGTCGCAACCGTTTTCTCATCCATCATCATTTTCTTTGGTGTCCAACTTGCTTGGGATGCCATGATTTCAGATGAGGATATTGAAAAGGGTTTCCGCGCCGCAGTTGCAAAACAGGCCTCAGAAAATGAGGACATTCGCGCCGCCGTAAACACATCGGCAGATGATTCGATTGATTGGTCAGATTTTCAAGACCTCGATGAATCAGATAAGTAGTTCTCTTTCTTGAAATTACCCCTCTAGGCTAAGGCTTGGAGGGGTTTTTTCTTTTGCCTGAATTTTTCATTCGTGCAAGAATGCGGCGTTGCACCGGGGTTGTTCCACCCCAAATGCCAAATTCCTCTTTTTGCTCAATCGCATATTCGGCGCAAAGATTCTTGACCGGACACGCATCACAAATCGCCATGATTTCACGCAGTTGAACGTATGACTCTTTCAAACCGTCTGAGCCGGTGAACCACAAATCCGGCGCGTTTCCGCATCCAATTGTGATGTTCCATTTTTTGATGGTGTCGTTGAGTTTGAGGTGGAGCCGGGCGGCCTCTCGGGTTCGAAAATCCATGGTCAAATTCCTCTCAATTGTCAGACCTGAATGGTATGATGAGCGTATCAAATTAGTCAGGCAAATGCAAAACCCGAGGAGCGTGGCTCAACCCGGGTTTCGCGGATGCCATGGAGAGGAAACAACATGACATCATTAGAAACATTACCACACATTCTTGGAGATGCGAAATTCATTGCGCGTTTTGAAAACAACTCTCCCGAATGGTTGGAGTTGCGTTCACGCGGAATCGGCGGTTCCGATGTTGCAACAATTTCTGGTTTGAACAAATGGGAGTCCGCGGCAACGCTTTGGTATAAAAAATCCGGTTTGATTGATTCGGTGAAAGAGGACAACGGCGCGATGGAATGGGGCCGCCGCTTGGAGGCTCCGATTTTGGAAAAGTTCATTGAGGATAACCCTCAACTTGAGGTTTACACCGATTGCGGAACTTGGGTCAACAAAGACCGCGAGTATCAGATTGTGAATCCGGATGGTTTGTTCAAAGATGAAAACGGTGATTGGGGAATCATTGAAATCAAAACGGCGAGGTTTGCAGATGATTGGGCCGCTGGAGTTCCAGTTTATTACTTGACTCAGGTCCAGTATTATTTGAATGCCTTTGGTTTCAAGCGCGCGTTTGTTGCGGTATTGATTTCAGGTTCCGATTACCGAGTGTTTGAAGTTCAAGCATCACCGTTGCAACAATCGGTTGATTTGGAAAATGTTGAACGTTTCATTGCATCGGTTGAGTCAAAAACGAAACCTGATTGGGATGGTTCCGATTCAACATATGAGACGGTTCGAAAGTTGCACCCTCAGATTGAGGATGATGAGATTGAGATTGGTGAATTGGCCGATGTTTACGCATTGACCAAATTGGCCGCAGATGAGGCCGCCAATGCTTTGCAGTTGGTCAAGACTCAAATCCTTGACATGATGGGCAATTCTAAGAAAGCAACTAGCCGAGGCAAATGGGTGTTTTCACGCCAAGCCAAAGGTCAGGGCGTTCCTTATTTGGTTGAAAAACGTGGATAGTCGTTCGGCTTTCGACATTGACAACCGCCGCGGGAAACTTGGTGAGGATTTGGTTGGAACTTTTGTTTCGGCTCTTGCCAATTCCCGGTTGGAGGTCAAAACGGATTTTCGTGCCGGTGAAACTGGTAATGTTTACATTGAGACACATCAAAAGTTGCAATCGGGTCAGGTGGTTGCATCGGGTTTGAATGTTTCCGAGGCTGAATTTTATTGTTTGGCTGGTCCGAAAGGAAATGGGTTCATCGTGATTGATTCGGATGTTTTGAGGCGGCTCGCCGCGGATGCACCGGGTCGAACGATTGCAAATGCTAACATAAACAGCAATCCGACAAATGGGCGGATTGTTAGACTCCAAGACATTCTTGGGGAAATTTTTTGAGAGGAAAAGAGAATGGCAAGGCCAAAAGATTACATTGATGTTGCTCAGAGAATCGTTGAGTTTCGTGAGAAGTTCCCAAATGGTTCGTTGAGACAACTTGATTTGAAGTTCATTGATTTCGCTGGCAAATCTTGGGTGGTTTACACCGCCGCCGCTTACCGTTCACCGGATGACACAATTCCGGGAATTGGAACGGCTTGGGAACCGGTTCCGGGTCCGACAAGTTTCACACGCGATTCAGAGGTTCAGAATGCTGAAACCTCGGCTTGGGGTCGCGCCATGATTGCCGCGCTCGCCGTTGATTCAAAGGATGGAATTGCATCGTTGAATGAGATTCAGGCACGTCAAATCCCTGAGGCTAAGATTGGACCAGATTGGTTGGACATTGCCTCCGCGTGTGAAACCCCGGCCGATTTGAGACAACTTTGGGCCGATGCTCGCAACGGTGGAGCATCTCAAGAGATTCTTGACAAGATTGAAAAGTTAGCGAATGGATGAGAAGTCTCGCCAAATTCTGATTGCCTCATTGATTGAGCAAAAGGAATTGATTGATTGGCATTGGGAACGCGGTCAGGATAACTATGCCGATTCTCAGTATGAGGAATTGAAACGATTAGCCGCGAAATTGAGGGATGAAATTGATAGAGACACCGCAACAGGTGATTGATGAATTGGCAAACATCCGTTCTCAATCTGAACGTGGAATTGTGATGCTTGCCGAGGCTGAAAAGAAAATGATTGAACTTGAACTTGAGGCGCAGAGAATCGAGTTGACCACTTTCATCAAAACGAATGGAACGGTTGCAGACAAAAACGCGATTTCGAAGTTGGAGGCTCTCCCGGCTAAACAGGCGGCTGAGTTTGCGGCGGCTGAGGTTTCTCGCATCAAGCAAAAGTTGAAACATCTTTCGGAGTCTCAAATGGCGGTGATGTCTGCCGCTAAAATGGTTGAGATTCAATGGAGGGGATGATGAAACTCCCAACGCAGGTCAAGATTGGTTCGCAGGTTTGGCAGATTAGCGAACAGAAACGAAAACATTCGGCAGACCCGGAACATTATGGTTTTACGGTGTCCAAGGATTTGACCATCATTTTGGATGCTGAAATGCCTGAGTCAATCAAACGCGTAACCCTTTTTCATGAGTTGTTGCATGCGGTCCGATTTACTTTTGGCGGTTCGTTTTCGCCGCACAAATCAACATCGTTTGATGATTGGGAGCATTACTGGATTGGGCTTTATGAGGAGCCAGTTGTTGCGATGCTCAGAGACAATCCCGATTTGGTGGAGTATTTGTTGAATGACTCCTAAACAATTCCAAAAGTTCCTTGACCGAGACCGCGCATGCTACCATTGCGGCGGTGTTTCACCTGAGACATGGGTTCCTCAACACCGAAAGAATCGCGGAATGGGAGGGAGCAAGTCTTTGCGCGACAATCCAAGCAACATCATCGTTTTTTGCTCCGAGGCGAACCAACGTCTTGAAAGTGATGCCGAATTCGCCGCCATTGGCCTCAAATTCGGGTGGAAACTCGAATCATGGGAGGATTTGTCTAAACCGGTCTATGATGCCTCTACGGGCATTTGGTGGCGTTTGGAGGGCATGTCCAGAATTAGAGTTCCAAAAGAGCCAGATTCCGAATCTTGGCTTTAGAATCAAAATCGAGAGGAAAGCAACATGAGCATTCAAAAAATCATTCGGTTGGACAACCAACCATTCGCGATGATTCCAAATTCAGTCATCCGAAACCCAAACATCACAACCGGCGCATTTCGCCTCTTGGCTTACTTGATGAGCCACTCAGACGGTTATGAATTGACCTATGAACAAATCGAACGCCAAACAACATTGGGCCGCTACGCAATCAATGAGGCATCAAAGAATCTGATTGAACTTGGCTATTTGGAACTGGAAAGACCGAAACAATCAAACGGCCAGTTCGGTGCAAAACATTGGATTATTCTTGACCCAACCACCGTTGGTAATTCCACTATGGAATCGCACCACATGGTAAAACCAACGGACAATAAAGAAAACAACCTAAATAAGAAAACAACTAATAAAGATATACTTGCTCAAAATGAATTTGAGCGAGAGAGTTTTGAAACAAATTCAATTGAATGGGAAACTCAACACGATGCGTTTGACATTTTTTGGGTGAACTATCCACGCAAGACCGGAAAGGGAGCCGCCAAGAGAGCATTTTGGAAAGCCGCCGCAAATAACCAAATGGCTGAAATTCTCGATGGAGTTGTTCGCATGAGCCAAGACCCAAATCTCCCTGAGACTCAGTTCATCCCTCATCCTGCCACTTGGTTGAATCGTGATGGTTGGTTGGATGAACCGTATCCGGTTCGAATCAAATCGGCTGAGGAACTTGCTAGGATTGCTAAAGAGGAAAACGCTCGCCGCAGAGAGTTGGACCTTGAGGCAACACGCCAATTGCAGATTCAAATGAGGTTGTCTGAAAAAAATCGAAGTGCTACAATTCCACTATGCGAACATGGAAACACCATCGCGAGATGTTTGAAATGTTTGAACAAAAAACAATCCTGAGAGGAAAAAACAAATGAGTATCAAAATCGAGTTCACCGGTTATGTTCGTGAAATCAAAACTGGAACATCAAAGACCGGAAAGCCTTGGACCCTTGCCAAAGTGGTTCACAATCAGGTTCGCAAAACCGAGTCAGGCGAATGGGAAAATGTTGGAAAAGACTTTTTCGATATCTTTTTACCTGAGGGTGTTTCACTTGCCGAGGATGACCGCTTTGAAGTCATTGGCAAATTGAAAACATCACTTTATGACAAAACAGACGGCACAAAGGGAATCTCTTTGAGCGTGAACGCTGATTCGATTCGCAAAGCCGATGCGTTCAAAAAGGATGCACCAAAGGTTGAATCAAAACCGGCTGAGATTCCTGCAACATGGAGTGAAGTTTCTCAGGCCGCACCGGTTTCACCTGAGGATGCACCGTTCTAATGGCTCCAATTCTTTTCGCGGCATTCATCGGCGGATGGCTCTTTGTCATCGCCGGTGAGTTGTCGGGATTTTGGCAGGTTGGAACTTTTGTTTTGGCATTTTGGTTTTTGACGGCGGCTCTTTGGAACGCTTGGTTTTTTTCGCGTGAGGACTGAGGCTTACTTTTCGGTTGTTGGTGTTGAACCGGCTCCGCAGGGTTCGAAAAAGTTTGTTGGGAACAATCGGTTCATTGAGGCCTCAAAGAAACTGGAGCCATGGCGTGAGGCGATTGGTGAGGCAGTTGAGCGCATGTTTGCGGCAACGGTTGACCGGGAGTGTTTTGCCGAGGATGTTCCTCTTGAGGTGATTGTTACGTTCATCGTGCCTCGCCCGGCAACGGTGAAAGAATCAGTTCGCCCTTGGCCGGTCAAAGCCCCGGATTTGGACAAGTATTGTCGAAGTCTTGGCGATGGCATGAGTTTGGCCCGATATGTCAATCCCCCCTTGATTCCGGATGATGCTCAGATTGTGAAGTGGACCGCTGAAAAGGTCTATGGGAGCCGGGCAGACATGGGCGCGAGGGTCGCGGTGAGGCTTTATAGCCAAAAATAACAGTTTGATAAATGTTTGAAAAACACGCCGAAATGTTTCATTTGTTTCAAAATCTATGGTAGATTTTACTCATGAGCCAGACAGGTTCACATTTGAGAGGAAAACAAATGGAAAAGCAAGTTTCAGTTCAGGCAGTTGCAGGGGCAATCCGCGCAACCAAAGGCATCACACGCAGTTCAAAATACCCATCATCATCTCGCAACGTTCGCTCTGCCGGTGTTTACACCTACAAGAATTACGCAGGTGAAATCGGTTTGGACTTTTGGTCAAGCGCTCGCGCAAACATTTACACACCAACCGAGGACATCGCAAAAGTTGTTGCAACTCTTGAGAGCCGCGGATTCAAAGTAATCGAAAAGCAAGTCCGTTTCGGATTCAGTTCAGACCTTTTCACAACCAAACTATATGTTGTTGCCGCCTAAGAAAAGAATTTGAGAGGAAAATCAAAATGAATGTCGAACTAATTCTTTCAAGCACTTATAGCACCGTTTCAGATGCTAGATGGAGATTGAACAAACTTGGTAACGGCTACATGATTGTCAGAACAACAAAAGGCCGCTGGCAAATCATCAAAGTTGGTGCATGATGTCAACAATCAAATTCGCACTTGGCACAATCCTTTTCGTAATTGTTTACGGACTCATTGACATTCTTGCCGGACTCATCCCGGCATGGGTTGGAATGATTTTCCTACTCTCCCTAAGCATCGGACTCATCCGCCTTGCATTTCTAATCGCAAAAGAGGCAAGCAAATGAAACAACCTCAACAAATCACCGATTTAGTCAATGAGGCCCGAGATGCATTTATCGAGTTTGTTCAATCAATGGACCAAGCAAGCGCGAAAAAATACATGAACCTGATTTCACGCATCGCAAATGAACTTGACATCACCGAACAAAAAGCATTGGAAATGGTCAAGGGTTATGAACGCTAAAGAAACAAAAGCATGGTTGATGGAATTGGAACGCGAACGGTTGGACACATCTTGGAGGACACCTCCGATGAAACATCAACCGGAACCAATCATCATAGTTCGCGAAAGCAAAGAGAGCAAAAAAAAGAGGGAACAAAGAGACCAAACATTTTTTGATGCAGGTCGCTATTTTGAGGGTGCAAGAGACACCGCCGCAAGATTGGCTTGGAATCGTTTGGACAAGGGGAGGGAAACAAATGGCAAGACACCGCGCTAAACCAATGACTATTTCGGAACGTCTTTGGCAGATTCGCAGAGATGTTATTTTCAAACTTTATCGGAGGCGCAAATGATAAATCCGGAACGCGAGTTTGAATGGAACCGCAATGAGATTGTTTTTGATGAGGCTCATTTTCGCCGCGAGGGAGCGCGCGAGGAACGCAAACGCATCATTGAGATGATTCAGGGCATGACCAAGAAACCATCGGCAATTCTTTTGAAAATAGTGGAGAGGTTGAGCAACGATGATTTTTGAAACCGGTGCCGAGGAATTGGCGTATGAAAAAGGTTGGGCGCATGCAAAAGAGGTTTTTGAATTTGATGTTCGCGATGACCGGGAACGAATCGTGAAAATCTTGAATGCCAAAATGACCCATGATTTTGCTTATTGGGGAGACTCATCGGGTGTTGAACGGAGTCATTCTCAGTTTTGCCGCCTTTGTGAAATTGTCCAATTAGTCAACACACCAAGAGAGGAAAACAAATGAACGATTTGAGCCTTGAACAAAAATTGGACATGGCCGAAATCCAATTATTAGTCATCCAAGGGATGATTGCGAGACTAAACCTCAAACTGACCGCCCTACAAATTCAGAATAGAGAATCAAATGGCTGACCAACTGTATCGAGTCCAATTCAAACCGGAAACGGTCATGGTTTACGCAGATGACCCAACCGATGCAATCCACAAAGCGCGCAACGAAATTGGCGCAATTGTTCGCCCGGCATCAACCGATGAAATGTTGGCTTGGATGAGCATTGAACTAACCAAAATGATTGGCGAAGTTGACCGAATCGAAAAGCATTTCAAAGGCGATGATTGTGAATAGAGTCTGCATCAACGAATGCATGAAAGGCCACCGGGCCGAATGCGAGGAAACAGAAACGCACAAATCATGTCAACCGGCTGAGGCAACTCGCGGTTTGCTTTGTGAAAAGTGTTTCGAATCTTTGCAATCGGCTTTGACCGATGCGCCTGAGATTGTTCACCATTTGCGAAACATTTTCGGCATCCTTTCAAGCCGCGCCAAGGATGGTTCAAAGCGCACTCGCCGCGAACCACCGGCCCCAATCAATCTTTCGGCATTTGAGTTGTCCGAAAACATTTTCGAAACAATTGTTGGAATCAAAATCAAATCCAAGGATTCGGCCTCGCATGTTGTTTCTGAGTTGTCAAAATCGGTGGATGAGAAGTTGCAATCTTTTGAATCTTTCGTGAATGATGCTGAGGTGAAACATGTTTTGCCGGTCATCAAGATTGTTCGTGCCGCAAAGAAGTTGTTTCCGATGAGTGAGGTTGAGCAAAAAACGGCGATGCCTTGCCCTGAGTGTGATTTGTTGACAATTTACACACCGCCGCAGTCGTTTGGGGATACTATGAAAGTTTCTTGCCAATCATGCGGTTTTGAAGTGCCACCTGACAAGATTGCGTTTTACGCGCACCTAGCCGAAAAGGGAAAAAAATGAAAGTTGTTGTTTGGTCTACTCCGAGTTGCGTTCAATGCACACAAACAAAGAAACAGTTTGAGAAAAATGGCGTGATTTTTGAGGAAATGAATCTTTTGGACCATCCTGAGAAGTTGGATGAGTTCAAGGCAAAGGGTTTGTTGCAAGCCCCGATTGTTGAGGCTGGAAATGCCATTTGGTCGGGTTTCCGTTTGGACAAAATCAAGAGCGTGGTTCACAAGTTGTTTGGTGAGTCAGTTGGAAAGTAAAAAGGTCAAATTTGGTTGGTGTTTGACCGGGCATCATGAGATTTGCATGTTCATCATCACCGATTACATTTGCAGTTGCGAATGCCATGACCTGAAAACAAAAGAGGAAACAAAATGACAAATCAAGACAACAACAGAGATGCGCTGATTGCACATGTTCAAGCATTGGACACAATCATTCGCAAACGTAATGAAACGATTGCCGAATTGAATCGCGAAATTAGCCGCCTAACCAATGACCCGATTGATTTGGGTGCAACGGTCCAAAAGAAAATTGATGCGGCGTTCAAAAAAGGATGGCGCGATTGCTACCGTCAAGTTCAACAGGTTAGCGCACAACAAAGAGTTCGATTGCTTGATGAATTGAAGTGGCCTGAATGACAAGATGCCAAACCTGCAATTGCGTTGAAAATTGGTGCAAATGTCCACCAAGTGTCAAAAAAGCCAATGATGCGGTGAATCACCCGGCACATTACACATCGGACCCATCCGGCATTGAGGCAATCCGAATCACACGCCACCGCAATTTCAACATCGGCAACGCCATCAAATATCTTTGGAGGGCCGGATTGAAAGATGACAACAAACACATCCAAGACCTCCGCAAAGCGGTTTGGTATATCGAGGATGAAATCCGCAGATTAGAGGAAACAAAATGATTTATTACCAAGATGATTTCATCACCTTGCATTTGGGCGATGCGTTAGAGGAAACCCAATGGACCGAGGCGGATGTTCTAGTTACTGACCCTCCATATGGAATCGCATGGGAGGCCAATTCGCTAGTGATTGGCAAAAAGGCAATTCGCGATGCATCAACCCAATCAATCCAAAACGATGAATCGTTGGAGGTCCGAGATGCGGCCTTGGCTCTTTGGGGAAAGAAAAAGCCGGGGATTGTTTTTGGCACATGGAAAAAAGCAAGGCCAGAAAATACCACCAACGTTCTCATCTGGCACAAAACCGGCAAAACCAAAGGCGTTCTCAATCACCCATTTTTTAGCATCCATGAGGAAATTTATACGCTCGGAACTGGATTCGTTGGGGAACCTTTGGCATCCGTCATCACTACTCATGAGTTCCGCCCGGCACATGTTCAAAAGGTCGGACACCCAACACCGAAACCAATTGACTTGATGGAAAAGTTGGTGGCAAAGACTACCGGCCTAATCGCTGACCCTTTTGCCGGGTCCGGTGCAACACTCATCGCCGCAAAAAATCTCGGCCGCAAAGCCATCGGAGTCGAACTGGAGGAAAAGTATTGTGAAATCATTGCAACACGTTTGAGCCAATCGGTGTTTGACTTTAGTCAGTTGGAGCCGGTGCAGGAAAAAGAGAAGTTTGAGCAAGGGAGTTTCATTTGATTCGCGAGGAAGTTTTGACAATTAGAGCCGCGGCCGCACGAATCGGCAAGTCTGAGAAAACAATTTACAATTGGATAAACGCCGGACATCTGACACCGCTGAGACAATTTGTTTTGTTGTCTGATTTGATTTTGGTTGAGCGTGAGATGTCTCAGAAAAGAGGCAGACCACGAAAATCCGACACGCCGCAAATCGTTTCAAATGTTTCAGACTGATATGGTATGCTCAGAGCATCGCACAGGTGCATCATGACTTTTTCATTCCCCAACATAAAACAAAATAAAGACATCCGCAAAGTCAATAAAGGTTGAGAGGAACCAAAAATGTTATTAGATGGATTGAATCCACCCCAAAAGGTATATCCTTGCAAGGTGCGCGACACTTATGAAATTTTAGAGGACAAAGACCGAGCCATCCTCCATGATGCCATTGGCAACATCGAGGGTTGGGGAGCAAAGACGCTCTCAAACGAATTGGCCAAACGCGGCCTCACTCTTTCAGATTTGAGCATCACTCGACACCGCAGAAACATTTGCTCATGCGGCAGAGGCAAAGATGCTTGACAACTTGCACTCGGCTATGAAACCTGAGCCATCGCCTTTCGGCAGACCTGCCATTGAGTTTGATGGCCTTGAGGGAACGGCAACGACACCCGGCATAGCCGAGGGCATTGATTTCACCGATTTTCTAACAGAGGCCGGATATTCCCCCGACAAATACGAAGTCATCGGGAATCCTCGAACCTCAAGATGGCAACGCTATGACGGCGAATGGCTGACCTCTTACCGGTTCACCTTTCGCATCCGCCAAAACGAAACCATTGACCTCCCAACTCTTTACGCTCAGGTCAAGAAAACCAAGCCAATCAAAGCCAAGGCAACCGCTGACAAAAAAGCATTAGTTGTTTGTTGGTCAGACACTCAGACCGGCAAGGTAGACCACCGCGGTTCAACAAAAGATTTGATTGCTAGGGTCCAAGAAAAGATTGCCGCCCTCGATGCGTTTTGCCGCAAAGAGAAACCATCGGTGATTTATTTCCTAAATGTCGGTGATTCAATTGAGAATTTCGAATCAGGTGGAAACCCGATGCGAACAAATGACCTCTCACTCATGGAGCAAGTAGACCTTGAGGCATCGTTCGAATGGGATGCGCTGACAACTCTTGCCAAGCATGCATCAATCAAAGCCGCCTCAGTTGGTTCCAATCATTGCGCTTGGAGACAAGGGAACAAACGCCTCGGCGGAACCCTTGATGATTGGGGAATCTTTATTCAACGCCAATTGGCAAAGCAATCAAAGATGCTTGACTTGCCAATCCAATTCTTTGAACCACAACCGCACGATGAATCCCTTGCCCTCGAAGTTGGGTTCGGAAACCACGTCATCGGCCTAGTCCATGGACATCAAGCCTCAAAACCTGAGGGAGTCATCACATGGTGGCGCGGTCAATCACATGGAGACCAAGCGGTAGCCGATGCAACCATCTTGGTTTCAGGCCATTTCCATCACGTTCGCATTGCAGAGACCGGGCGCAAAAACGGCGCATCGCGTTGGTGGATTCAATGTCCATCGCTCGACAACGGTTCCTCATGGTATAAGTTGACCTCAGGCGATGACTCAGATGCCGGTTTGCTAGTTTTCACATTGACCGAACAACCATTCGCCGGAACCATTCATAAACTCTAAGAGGACCGCTTGCCTACTTACAACTACCGTTGCGATGACCACGATGCAACAATCACAAAGAAAATCGTTCGCTCAATCACCGAGGATGAAATCATCCCGGAATGCATTGCGTGTCAAAACCCGATGAAAAGAATCTTTGAAGTTCCAACCCGAATCAAATTCAAGGGGGATGGATTCTATTCAACGGACAAAGCCGAACCATAAAAAGGAAACAAAATGCAAGGTTATGACCTAGATGACACACTTGCAGAGGTGGAGTTTGACCTCGCATCGGTGAGAGGCCTTGCAAATGTTTTCCGCGGAGCCAAGGTCAAGTATGTTCCGGATGCTGAGTTTGTTGTCATCACCGCTAGACCACATGACACCGAGGCCCTCAAGAGAGCAACACGCGATTGGTTGAGAGAGAATCAACCGAACTGGTCAGGCCGAATCATTTGGGCATCCGGCTCAGAGGATGAAATCATCAAGAAAAAAGCCCAAGCAATCAACTCTCTTGGACTCACCGATTTCACCGACAACAACAAAGACATCCTTGAAAAACTTTCACCGCTAACAACCGCACCCCTTTGGGAAATCTCAGACGGTCAACGCGAGAGATTCAATCAATGAACCCCGATGACCTTTTTGATTTGCTCAAAAGAGCCGCCGCAGGAGAAAACATTGATGAAGTCTTTGCGGATGGCCTAGAGATGCTTTGCACTTGCTCAAATGACTGAGCATCGTTGGGATTCCTCCAAGAGGAGACAAGACCCATCCAACTGGCCTCAAATCAGGAACCTCATTCTTGAAAGAGACCGGGGGGCATGTCAGGCAGAGACAAGAGACCACCTCCCATGCACCGCCCCCGGCACCGAGGTTGACCACATCCAACCCCTTTCCCAAGGCGGAACCGATGACTTGAACAATCTCCAATTGCTTTGCACATGGCATCACGCCCGTAAGTCCTCAAGAGAGGGCCAAGCGGCAAGACGGAAACTCACCGAGAAAAAACCTCGCGAATCTCATCCCGGTTTCAAATAAATCCGGCAAAAATAAACAAAAACCCCTCCAACACCCTAAAAACAGGCCTAAATTGAGGCATTCCCTAGACCGGTTCCACAAACCCCCGGGGGGAGACCCCCTGCCCGGCCCGGAAAAGAGG